TCCAGAATGAGAAAGGGGAGCCGAAGCTCCCCTTATTGACCGCCGTCAGGCTCAGGCCACGTCGTACACAGCGCCCGAACTCTTCGGTGCACGCGCTTCGACGGTCCATTCCACGACCAGTTCGCGCTGCATGGCATCGCCGGTTTGCGCGAGTTCGATGGTCTGGAATGGGCGCAGGTAAGCGATCGACCACTTGTCCGACTGCAGGACGAACACGTCGTTGGCATCCTGGAAGCGAGACGGCACAGCCTTCAGCTCACCGAAGTCCGACACGTACACGTCGACCGAGGCGTACAGCTTGGCGTCCTCGGACTTGTCGAAACGGGTAGCGTTGCCGGTAAAGGTGGAGAAGGTCTGCTTGGCAGCAGGCGGCAGCAGGATGGTGTCAGCGTCACCGCCTGCGGTGTAGATCTTCTGCAGCACGGACTTCAGGCGCGCCTCAGTGAAGGCCACTGCGGTGCCCTTGGTGCGGCCAGTGTTACCGGTGTACGACGCCAGAGTGCCGCCGTTACGGTCGACGTTGTCCACGACCCAACCGACCAGGCCGCGAGCCTGACGTGGTGCGGTGGCGGTGACGTCCAACTGGGTCGCCGAGCTTTCCATGTCGCGGCGCAGTTCCAGCGCGGCCAGGCTCAGCTGGTAGGCCAGCTCATCCTTGCGGCCCGCCGGGTTCATCGCCTGCTGGGTGCCGGACACGATCACGGTTTTGGTGGAGATCTGGGTGCGGTTGTTCAGGCGCACAGTGGGAGTCACGGTCTTGGCCGAGGCGTTGTCACCTTCCGCCTGGGCGTTGGTGGTCGAAGCCGCGGCCAAGTCCTGGGTTTGCCATTCGTGCAGGGTGTTGGTCGCCTTACCCTTGGCTGCCATCGAGATGAACGGCGTAGCAGTCGGGGAAATGCGGTAGATAGTGTCGGTCAGATCCTCACGGTTGCCGATCGCGGCAGTCGTGACAAAGGTATTGGTTGGTGCAGTCATGATGCAGCTCCTGAATCAAAGGAATTGGGCGAATACAGCGGCGGCATCCTCAACACGCCCGGTCTTCTCCAGCCGCTTGGAAGCGGCAGAACGACCGTCGGCAGTGCCTTGTGATGTCACGCCTGGCTTGACCACCCGCTGGGGCGCTTCCTGGACCTTCTTGGCTTGCACATTGGCTTTGGCCATCAGTTGGTCATAGAGCATCGCCTTGCGTGCTACGAGCACGTGGCGGTGGTCGGCAATGGACGAAATGTCCTCATCCTCGAACCCCTGCGCTTGCAGGAACTTCGAGATAGCGGTTTTTTCGGCTGCAGCCTTGGCATCGTCTTTCCAGTCCGGGAGCTTGGCGAGGAGGTCTTCCTGCTGCTTGGCCAGGTAACTTTGGTGGGCTTGTGCCTGTTCGTTCTGGAGCTGCTGGGCGAGGTGTTGGCGTTCCTGGGCGTTTTGCTGATACAGCGCTTGTCTCTGTTGAAAGAGTTGCTGCTGCTTCAGGTACTCCACCGGATCTGACTCGATCAGTGCGTTCCAGTCGATTTGACTTTGTTGCTCCAGCGCGCCTTCAAGCTGCGCGGCCATGCGTTCGAGCTTGGAGTGGTACTCCTGGCGCTCCTGCTGGGCCTGCTGGATTGCTGCGTCTGCGGTCTTGCGTTGCTCGGCGGCGGCCATCGTCTTTTGGGTGTAGTCAGACTGACGCTGGTAACCATTCAACAGCTCGCTGAGGGGAACCTGAACCTCCTTGCCATCAATCTTGACGGTGAAGGTTTGCGGCTCTTCCTCGGGCTCGCTGGGCTCTACTTCTTGCTCAAGCTCAGCCTCGACTTCAGGCTCAACCGGTTGTTCTGGATGTTCTTCGTTGCCTGCCTCGGGGGCAGCCGCAACTGGCGGCTCCAGCAGCGCGGCAAAGGCCAGCGCGCCGCCGTTGATATCGAGCGCGCCGCCGCCACTGTCGCCGCCGGCTTCACTCATGAGGAAATGGCCAAGCGAGCGGTGAGTAAACATGTTCATCTGATTGTCCCCAAGGGATTCATTTGCGAATGATGACGGAGCGACCGGTCAGGATGGCTCTCAGGGCCGCCAGATCTCTTTGGCGCGGTCCATTAGTGATTGCTTGTGCTTCAGGTCCAGTTCCGCCAACTTGCCCGTCTCCAGGCTGTGCGTGATCGTGGCCTTCAGCTTGGTCAGGAGCTGGAGCGTCAGGTAGATCTTCTCCCGAGCCTCCGCGTCCCTTGCCGGTGACTTTCGCCATGCTTCGGTCAACTCCTGCTCAATGCTTTCAAATGCCCAGTTGAACGCCTCGTTCTCGAGACATTCCTTGGCCCGGTTGCCTTCGTAGATGCGCTCTTCAAGCGTTGCCATCGGTCGCCCCTGACTGTTCGAAATCCTGCGCCGACTTCATCTGTGCAGCGCTCAGCGTGGTCTGCTGGCTGATCTGCGCCACGGCGATGCGTGTTTCGGCGTCGAGTTCAGCCTTCCAGCGATCGAACTCGAGCTGCATGGCCAGCTGCTGGGTCTTTTGCTCGTCCTTCAACGCATCGAGCTGAGCCTGTTGCTGGCTTTGCAGCGTCTTCTGGTCGGCTTCGACCTGCTGGCGGTTGGCATCGACCTGAGCCTGCATCTGCATCTTGCCCTGCTCGATCTGCAGCTCATGATCGCGCTTGGCCTGGTCCAGCTGGGCTGCGTGCTGCAACTCCATCTGCTTGAGCTGCATGCTCGACTGAATCTTGGCCTGCTCGACCTGCATCTGTGCCTGAGCCTTCATCTGCTCAGGGTCAGGCTTGTTCTGTGGTGGCTGCTTGGCTGGATCGGTGAAGAACTTGTCCGGGTTCTTGAAGCCCAGCTGCTTGGCCAATTCGGCCGCGGCGTTGTAGATGTTGTCCGGGGTCGCGATGCCGATCTCCAGCCCCTGCGCCTGGACATTGCCAAGCATGGTCAGGTGCTGGATCTTCTGGTCCTTATTGCCCATGCCAATGCCGACGTTGATGGTAACGTCGAACTGGTTGCTCCACTCGCGCGGGTTGATCGGCACCCAGCCACCTGTGAGCTTCACCACCTGCTCTTTCTGCTGGTACTGGCAGACGAGCTTGAGGATCTGCTTGAACAGGTCGACGTAGCCTTCGGAGAAGTTGCGAGCGATCAGGTCGAGGCGCATGTCGGCGCGGTTGGTCAGCACGTTCACGCCGGTCGCGGTGTCGTTCAGTGCGCCCTGGTCATTGCCTTGGCTGTAGCGCGTCCAGCCGGTCTTGTTCTCCAGGTCCTGCTGCATGTACTCCATCATCTGCATGGAGTTGCCGATGTCTGGCGCGCCCTGATCGAGACGACCGACAGCCATGTTGTCCTTGACGCGAACCACACCACCCGGGCGCGAGGTCAGCAGGTCGTCGAGGTTGACCTTCCCTTCCACGGCGAAGTAGCGGCCATTGACGGCCAGGTACATGTTGTCCAGTTGTGAGCGGAGGATGCTGGTCTTGGTGCGCTGGCTTTCCATGGCCAGATCGGCGATGGACAGGCCAAAGAACTGGTGCGGCAGCGGAACCGGCGTGATCGACACGAACGGGATGCAGTCGACTTCCTCGTTGTCCAGCAGCGTGTTGCCGGCCATCGTGACCTTGCGCAACTCGGCAATGCCGTCGCCGTCGTAGTCGCAGCGCATGTAGGCTTCCAACACCCACACGTTGTTCTGGCTATCATCGTTCGACGAGTCGTTGTCGATGTAGGCGTTCTCGTCGTTCCAGCTGACACGCTGGATGCGCTCCGAGTTCATGGCCTGGCCCGAGTCTTCAGAGCCCAGGTCGTCGACATTTTTGTAGCCCATCGACTTGAGTTCGGACTTGGTCCGTTGCACGCGGTGCGCGACGAACTTGGCGGTCTCGATGTCCTTGGCGTTGCGGGCTATCAGGAACTCTTCCGGCGGCACGTTATCAATGCACACCTTGCCTTCGGTCTTCACGCGCTTGCAGACGACGTCGTAGACCAGCTTGGGCGGTTGGGCCTCGATCATCTGAAGCTGCTGCATGACCTGCGGCGCGGATTGTGGCTGAGCCTGAGCCTGTTGCATCAACTGCTGAATCGCCTGCTGACGCTGCTCGGCATCATCCTCGTCAACTGTGGTCGACTGCTCGATGACCTGCACCTCGTCGTCTTCCAGCAGCTGGGCCAGCTCGACGTCCGACATGCCGCGGTATTCTTCGCGGGTCTCTTCGTGGCGGTTGTCCCACCAGACTTTGATGATGCCATTCTTCTGCAGCAGCGCGTCCTTCATCCAGGTGTAAGCGATGCGGTGACCGTTGTTCTTCTTGTAGAACAGGTAGTTAGCGTATTCGGTTGCTTGCTCGGCCTGCTTCTCGTCGCCCGGCTTGGTGGCTTCGAAGTCGGCCACGGTGTCGGAGCCAACGAAGGTGACCATCAGCTGCGGCAACATCGCCTCGATCGTGTCGCGCACGTCGGTGGAGATGACCGATGACCGACCCTCCACTTCAGGCGGCGACAGATCACCCACCGGCAAGCCAAGGTAGTAGTACATCGACTTCTGGCGCTGCTGGCTCAGTTTCGACGACGAATACCCGAGCGACTGGCGCATCTCGGCCCCTACCAGGGCTTTGAGTTCGTCCTCTGTCAGACCCTTTGTCATGGCGTGCCTTATGCGTTGTTGAGCTTTGGATAATTCAGAGGCTGGGATTCTTTCGGCTCTTCCCAGATGACGCAGGCCAGGCCGAACGCATCAGAGCTGTGGCTGGCCCAGTCGTGGTGCGGGCCGAGGCCGATGTCGCGGATGCTGTCCCACTTCTCGTGGTACCAGCCCAGCGCGGCCCGACCGTCCTCGGTGGTTTCTTCATGGAAGCGGATCTGTGGGAACAACTCACGAACGCGCTCAACACGAGCCATTGCGGCGCCCTTGCCTTGGTTCGGGACAACCGTTACCGAGTAACCGGCGCGCTCAAGGGCAGACTCGTAGGACACGTCGAACACCTTGTCCTGTGTAGAGCCATCGTGAGGCAGCCAGAACTGAGCCCGGTCAGGCGTGTAGCCTTGCGAGCGACACCAAGCGAGGTGCGCATCGATCGGCTGGCCGACCTTCTCGTAGTGGTTGACGACGCGGATCTCGCGACCAATGAACTGGACGGCCCAGATGACGAAGGCGTCGGCCTTCGCCCCGGTACCGCCGATATCACAGATCAGTCGAATGGTCATCAATGGATCAGCGGGGAAGAAGCCAATGCGCTTCTCTTCGCGCGCCTTGGTCAGGTGCTTGATGAAGTAGGCACCTTCAAGGGCTGTCACGTATTCACCTTCCCAGATATGTGGGTACTGCTCAGGCCGGAGCTCCAGATCTCGCAGCCGCTCACGTTCAAGCTTTGCCGGAAACTTCGGGTTGTCGCGCCAGTTCAGCAACACACCCTTGATGAGCGGGTCTTTCATAAAGCGGAATCGGCTTTCGACCGGCGCCTTCTTACGCTTCGGGTTCCAGGTGACCCAAAGCTCGGCGTTCCAGTCGTCTCCTTCTTCCCGAAGCGTCGGGACCAGAGTTGTCCATGCGTCGTCAGTTACCGGCTCGGCTTCGTCAACCCAGCAGATCAGGATGCGGCCTTTCGACTTGATCGACGCGATGTTCCGATCGAGGCCAGCGAACGCGAACCAGATGCGCTTGTCGCGACTTCTGATGTAGGTATCGCCGATCTCGTAATAAGCCTTCAGGAATGGCTCGTCCTCAATGGCTCGGACGCATTCCTCAAAGGAAGAGTCGGCCAGCGAGTTCATGAACTGTCGACCGCAGAGCAGAATCCCAGAGATACCCTGCATGCCGTAAATGTAGCCCCGAACCGCAATCATCTTGCCGAAGCCGCGAGTCTTGCCCGAGCCTCGGCCACCCCATGCGCAGCGAACGTCGGCCGGACCCTGGAACACTGGAATCAGCTTCTCAGGCAGCTTGAGTTGAGCGACCGCCATTACATCGCGACCAGTTCAATTCTCGTTACGGTCTCGCCTTTGTCGTCGTCGCCGGCTTCGTCGAGGTTGTAAGCCTGACGCTCACCCTTGATGACCTTGAGCTGAGCATCGACACCCGCGTTCAACGATCGAGCGAAGTCGCTGTGGTTGTCATCGTTCACATCAGCCTCAGCGAGGAACGCACCGAGCTTGTCAGCGATGCTGCGCCATTGAGCCAGCCCGGCGCGGTGAGCAAGCACGACCGCTGCTGCCTGGTCGGATGCTTCATCGACAATCTCAGCGTCAGTAACCAGCGCTTTCTGGTTACCGCCAGTGGTTACCGCTGTGGTTACTTTCTGCTTGGTTGCGGCTCGAACCTGATCAGTCAGGTCACGCGCCCAGCCTTCCTTCTTGGCCCGCTTGAGGATGGTGGCGTGGTTTACACCATGCGTCTCACCTATGGCGCGGACTGAGATCAACCCGGCCCGGTAGGCGCGTTCGATCGCCTCCCAATCTGGCTTGGTTGTCATGCTGGATTCCTTCAGTTACTCGGCTTTGATGGTGAACGTGCGGATCTGGCCGCCAGTGCCGGTGTCGCGCTTCATGGCCATCTCTACGGCTTGATATGCTGAGGCGCCCATATCCATCGCGGTGTAGGCATGGTCAACACCGCTGCCGATGGCGTATGGCCGATCAGAGCGAACTGGGCTCTTCCAGACTTTGCCGTCTGAATAACCAATCAGCAGCAGCTGCCCGTTTTGAACAACCAAAGCAGTGGCATCGCATTCGCCGGCGATCGCGCCGCCGTTGTAGATGCTAACCAAGTCCTCTATGTCGCCGGTTGCGCCAGTCCCAAAAAATGAAACGCCGCCCCGCTCACGCCGCTTTTCGAAGTCGTCATAAATGATTGCTCCGTTAGCGGTGACTCTGGAGTCGTAAGCGATGATCCCGTCCTTGTAGGCGATTGTGGTCATCACTCAACCTCTCTGTAGCGCGTAACTTGCTTGACCTGCCGATGGATCACATCGCGATCAACTTCTAGGCCAGCCATGTAGGCGAATGCGTAGACCGCCCTGACGTACGTGCGGAACCACCAGGGGAGATAGGCGCGCACTTTGATCTGGCGGGTCATGGCATTAACTGAATGGGTCGGCAGGCTTGGCGATGGAGCGAACGAACCACATGAAACCCTGCTGCAGGTTGGTCTTGGCCAGGGCCAGTAGCCGCGGATCAACGCCTTCAATCTGGCCGATCTGCTTGAACAGTTCCCCGGCGTCTGATTCCAGAGCCTTGATTGAGTTCATGCCGTCGATTTCGGACTGGCTCAGGTCGCGATAGCCGCTGATTTTCTTGTGCTGGTTGTCCAATGCTGTCACCTATCGTGTGCAATTAAGTGCTGGTATTGCGAGCAATGAGCGTCGAATCGCGCAATCTATTGCGAGTCACTGCCCGCCGGTAACGGTCTTCTTCAGGTCTCGCAGGTCTGTGGCAAGCTCGCCAATATCCTTGTCCTTGCGCTTCTCGGCCCACTTGAACCAGGCGCGGACCAAGACCCATGCAGGAAGGCCGCTAACGAAGATCATGCCGCCGATTGCTATCAGGCCAATGTCATCGTTCGCCCAGGCTCCAAGGTCGAACCAGCGCACGATGAAGGCGCCTCCGCAGATACTGGAGACTGTGGTGCTGATCATTGCGACAACGAACTCGCGAACCGTCTTGGGCAGCGTCATCGCCATGACGACAATGGCAGCCAGTACCGCAACGAATCCGAAGGCACCGAGCTTGTAGAGCGCGATCCCACCCAAAGCGGTAAACGGTCCGGGTTCTGACATGGTTTGCGATCTCATAGGCGCCTCGTGGGTCTCGGCGTGGGGGAATAAAAAAGGCCGGTGTGAGCGGCCAAGCGCTGGAGGGCAGCGATACATTTGGATGCAAGGGCTGGATTTGAACCAACGACCTCTGGGTTATGAGCCCAGCGCGCTACCTGACTGCGCCACCATGCAATAAAACAAAAAAGCCCCGCACGGTGGCGAGACTCAAATGGTTTTTGTGTTATGAGTCATGGCGGCGAATGCCACTCAATTGATACTACACAGGGATTTACGAATGAAAGCCGATGTTTACATGAGCAAT